CGCTCATCCGACGCTCCGATTGACTCCGCTTGGTCAATCCTCAAGGAACTGTCACGTGAAGATTTAGAGATGGCTGCTCGCACAGGCGGTGTGCCTCGTATGTCAGGCACCATGCGACCTGAGTTCTATGGTCGACCCAATTTCATGGACGAACAGGAACCACCAGTTGACATGATGACGCCACTTTCGCCAATGAACCAACCGATTACGGACGACTTCGGCAACATCATCGTCAATCCAAAGCAAACAGGTGGACGGGGTGAATTTGGGGGTATGATGCAAGAATACAACGAGGCCATCTTCCCCGATGAGGAAGCCGAGTATAGGAGAATCAATGCGCCTACACCAGTCAGTACGCCGGGAGTCGGCGACCCGAATCGGCAATTCCTTGAACAACGTCTTCAAGATATGAATTACGAAATTGCACAGATGAACGCTGCGGGAATAGACCCACGTACGAACTTGCAACTCAGGAATCTCATGCAAGAGCGTATGAAACTCATGCACCGCATCGGTCAACGACCTGCACCAATACCCGGTGTACCGCTATCAATCGAAGAAGCAGGCGATGCTTCGATGCCCGACCCGTCACAGATGGAACACTTGGGCGCACAGTTAGCGCACGCTGACATGATGCGTGATGACATTAGCCCCGACAGTAATGAGCCTATAGCCCCAATCGACATTGTCAACTGGCGTGCGATGGCCGATGGGGGCAATTTATTCAGTGAGTCCGAAAGAGCACCAAACCGACAGGCTTACATGACAAGGAGATGAACAGATGCAACCAATCGATACAGCATGGGGCATACTGAAATCACTTGTCCCGCCGGAAGACGGACCTGCACGTTCAACACAAACCAACAGGACGAAGCGTGAAATGGACCGACAGCGAAACGATGCTGAACAAGGCGAAATGCTTGACCCACAGATGGCTGAGCAAAAGGCTGCCATTCGTGCGTACATTGAACAGATGATGCAAGGCGGATTTTCCCCAATAGGGCCACAAAAATAGATGTGATGGCGTATGACAACCCCCTTTGATGTGGCTTGGGCTATCATCAAGGCCCCACTATTTCAGGAAGACACCATATCAGATGTTGGTTACAGCGATGCGTTTAACTTTCCAAAACTACGAAAACCTGAACTGGGCTTTCAAGGTTTCACCGATTACGAGGGGTTGAAGAGAAAATACAGTCATTTCTTTGAGTCGAAGGATAAAAATGCACGCGCAGGGCTTATTCACTTAGGCGACAACAACTATGCTATCGACACGTTTGCTGTAAGTCAAGAGATGCGAGAACGTGGACTTGGGCGTCAGGGTTTGACTGAGTTGAAAAACGACTTACAAGAAGCACATGGTGGACCTGTCAACCTCATCCCCCATGAAATGCTCGATAGGTCAGTGCCGTTTTGGGACAAGATGGGTCAAGAAGGCTTGGTTGATATGGAACAAGGTACATATCTTGGTGCATAAGTTCCAATAGGATTTTTACCTATGACCCCTTGGACTCGTTATGGACGCTCCTTTTGAACACGTATGGTTGATTCTCAAATCAATCCCTCGTGGGCCAAACGAGATGCGTGCTTTAGCGCCGATTGAGGCTGCTCGTGATTTTGTCAATCAATATGGCGACTCAACTGGGCCAATGAAGGCACACGCTGACCGAATCAAACAAGAACTTAAACGCTTCATGCAAGGTCAAGGACCAGCACCTCGAATACCAACCATGGAGCAACAAGCAGGCCGACAAGAATACGGTGGTAACATGGGTGCACCTGAGGGTATGACGCCTGAAAACCTTGGACGAGAACTGGTGTAAACATGAGTTGGGCAGAATACTTGATAATTGCATTCATTGCTTTTGTAGTGGGATTCTTGACAACATGGTTCATCACAGAAGACTTGCGTGACAAAACAATCCTCATCACTGAGGAAGAAGTTCAGCAAGACTGCATCGGTGGCTTGCGAAATTCCGCTTTCATACAAAAGGATTAAGTAAATCGCCTGAATCAGACTTATCGGGTGAGGGTTGGTTTTTTCCTTCTTGGGCTTCAATGTCAAGGATAACCACCTCTCAGGGTTCCTTTCTTCTTTCCAACCCTCGCCCATCCACCTCTATCGTTAAGTATAGCGAATGCTTGTGAGGCGAACATGCGCTTGACAGTTTATGAAGTAGGACCACGGGACGGATTGCAAAATTTACCTGTGTTCGTACCTACAGACGTCAAACGTCGAATGATTTCAGAACTCTACAAATCAGGTATCGAACACATCGAAGAGGTTTCGTTCGTGCACCCAAAGCGTGTGCCACAGATGGCTGATGCCGAGGATGTGCACGCTTATGGTGCAGCACTGGTTATGAACCCAAAAGGCATGGAACGAGCGCTGGCAGCGGGCGTTAAACTGTTCAACGTGGTGTTTTCACCCTGCGAGACGTTCAACATCAACAACATGGGACGTACACGTACGGAATTGGTATACATGTTCAAGAACATGCTTCAAGGAATTCCCAAAGAAAACGTACGTGTTTACATTTCAATGGCGTTTGGCAGCCCATATTCGGGTGAAATTGCACCATATTTACTCAAACAATGCGTGCGTGACGCTTCAATGCTCGGCTCAACCGTTGTTTTTGCAGACACTGTCGGCAGAGCAACACGTGAAGAGATTGAAATTGCAGCCGACTATGCACGTGAGTATTCACTTACTTCCGCTTTGCATCTTCACCACAGCGAAGGAGAAGAGAACAAAGCACTTGAGCGAGTCAAGTATGGTATTTTTGCAGGTATCACGCAATTCGATTCCAGTATCGGGGGATTGGGAGGCTGTCCGTTCGTTGAAGGTAGCGGTGGCAACCTCGCTACTGAACGTTTGGTTCAGTACTTGAACGACCATGCCTTCGACGTCGGTTTGACCGTTGACGATTTGCAAGGTGCACTTGTGTGGGCGGACAAGGTCAAAGCCCTTCAAGCACAGCCGACCATCGCTTAGATTAAATATAGGACACTAATCGCTATTCATGGGTCGCAGTCGAAGCCCCGCATGTCCTGACTGTTTGACCCGCCCTACTCAACGATTGTACATTAAAACCAAGGGTCAGAACAAGCAAGAAGGTTTTGCTTGGCACTGCCCCGCCTGCGAATGCATGTGGAAACAATAAAATCATGTGGCTTTCTGTCACACCACATGGCGGACGCTTTTGAAGTGGCTTGGGACATTCTCAAAGCAAAGAAGAAGTCCAAGCCGTTTCACGGGTACAATCCGAATAAACATCACAAAAAAGGCGGACTGAACGCCAAAGGTCGTGCAGCGGCCAAGCGCAAGACAGGTGCAAACCTCAAGCCACCTGTTACGACGAAGCCAAGCAAACTCAAGCCGGGTGGCAAAAAGGCCAAGCGACGAAAGTCGTTCTGTGCACGTATGGCTGGCGTCAAAGGGCCTACAAGTAAGAAAGGTAAATTGACGCCAAAAGGTGCAGCCCTCAAGAGGTGGAACTGTTGACAGTCTTGGTCAAGCGTATTCAATCACCTGAGGCTAAGCGTCACAAGATTGAGTACGACACCAAGTACGAATCTTCACCAAAGCGAGTTAAGTATCGTGAAGAGTTGAATCAAGAACGTCGCAAACGTGGCATGTACGGTGACGGTAGTCATCGAGACATCAGTCACACACAGGGTAACAAATTGACAATCGAGGACGAGCATGACAACCGTGCACGTCACTTCAAGGACAAAGGGACACTACGACCCGTGCAAAAGTCGTGTGATTGCGAGCACTGTACAGGTATGCATGCAGCCATCGACGTGTTGGAAAAGAAGTTATGCCCAGCAGGTAAAGCGGCAGCCAAGCGCAAATTCAAAGTCTATCCTTCGGCTTACGCTAACGGATGGGCAGTTCAATACTGTCGAGGTAAGTTCCGAGGTAAGAAGAAGGGAGGGAAGAAAAAATGAACCCTCTTGAAGCAGCGTGGGCTATTATCAAGGGCAAAGAGGATGCTCCGAATTATCGAAAGGCAACAGGTCCGCAAAAGTGCGGCAATTGCAAGGCTTGGGATTCGTCGAAAACAGACGACCCGATGACGGGTTATTGTGAGTGGTACGACTTTACGTGCCGTGCTGACCACGTGTGCGATGCATGGGCGGGGAAGAAATGAGCAAAGTCTTCGTCCGCAAAAACTTGAACCGATGGTTCAAAGAAAAGTGGGTCGACGTTTCACGCCGTAACAAGGATGGTAAGCATCCTCCGTGCGGTCGAAGTAAAGCAAAAACCTCAAGCAAGGGCTATCCAAAGTGTCGACCTTCGGTTAAGGTTAGTAGCAAGACGCCCAAGACCAGTGGCTCAATGACGTCAGGTCAAAAGCGTGCAGCGACCAAGCGTAAGCGAAGCAAGAAACAAGGCGTAGGTGGTAAGCCGACGATTGTCAAAGGAGTAAATGTTCTCAAAGGCCGTGGCAAAATACGCATACCTACGAAGCGAAAGCGGAGACCACCTGTCAAAAATCCAAGTAAAGCCAAGTATCGTTATTCAGACTACGACACTCGACGAAAACTTAGACAAGCGCTCAAAGAAGGGCGACAGGTAGTTGGTGATGAAGGAGAGTTAAAGCCAATCAATGAAAAGGATGTTCGTACAAGCGCTGAGCATTTGCCTATGGCGCACATGCGTATGCAAGAAAGAAAGTTGCAACCACAATACACGCGAGGAGGAGCAAAAGGGGTGTATGTCCGCACTTATCCTGAAGCAAAAAGAAACCGACAAAGAGTACGGGCAAACGAAGAGGCTGATGAGAAAGATGAGCGAGATTTGGAAGAGGCATTGAGCACGGGTCAAGTGATGGATTTTGCTTCTCCTCGTTCAAAAGGGCGCAAAGCCAGCACGATACCTGTTGATGTTGGACCTCCGAGCAAATTTCGACGAGGAAAAAACTTGAAACAAACTCCCCGAAGTGTGCAGGGCGAGCCGCGAAGACCATTTGCGCTCGTTCGACCGGGGTTCCGAACAGGTGGTGGCGAAACACTACCACTACCTGATACTGCACAACAACGGCAACAGAAAGATTTGCAAGCAGTTGGTGAAGAGTTGATGCAATTGTATAGTCGACCACTAAGTCGTGCGGTTAAGGTCAATTTCCCTACAAGATTATCCAATTTGATTAACGAAAGTGCTGACACAGTGGTGGATGCAGAAAGGGCAAGATACCAAGAGGCGAAAAAGAGAAGGGACAAGGCAGAAAGCAAAATTCTTGACGATACAGAAAAGCAACGTCAGCAACTTCTTGAGCAACAGTCATCCTTAGAGCGAATGCGATTCGACGAAGCAGGCAATCCAATACCTGAGCCTGTTATAATACCTGAGCCTGTTATCAAGCAAGAAGAACCGTTTGAAGCGTTTGATGAAGAAACACCTGACCCAGTTGTTGATACGTTTATGTCGATGCATCGAAAAGTTCCTGTAAAAATGAAACAGTTTGAAGCAATGGAACGTGCACGCAAAGACCCTTCGGTACATCCCGGTATAAGTTCACGACATATTTTCGATACACCTTTGGGTCATTCAACAGCCGTTGAACCTACGGTAGCAGGTGAGAATGCTCTATTCCCGTTACCCAATCCTCGCCCTGTAGTGTTCGGTCAACAGTTTCAAATTGCTGACCCTAAGCAAATGGCTCGCCTTTCTCGTGACGTAGATGATGAAGACGACATGGAAGGCGATGGGATGTTTCATGCCGAAGTGTATCAAATGCCGGGTGTACAAACAGAACTCGTCAGTCCTCACGGAACAAAGGTGGATGACAAACCTGCTGGATATTACAGTCGAGCAATGGCAAGAGTCCCAACATTCCGTGGTATGCCTTTCAACGAAGACACGTACTTCACAACAGGCGAACCTATGGACTTGGCGTTCAGATTGCTTAAAAACGATAGCGAAGAGGCAATTCGTCGGCAATTAGGCATGATGACGGCTTTACAGGATGAAGCGTATAAGTTGGCTGAAATGAATATGCCTTCTCGTGAAGAATATCCAAGTGATGAAGAATACGAGGACGACTTAGAACAACAGGGAGAATATCAACTTATGCAAATGATGACAAGCCCTCATTATGACCATTTAAGAGAACGATACAAACAAAGTTTTCCATCAATGGGCGATAGTGGTCAGTTTTCTGATGAGTTCCAAGATATTCACACAGGCGAGCCTATGGACTTGGCGTTCAGGTTGCTCAAGCGAGACATGTCGCATTGCAACTGCAACGCTCCCAAAGGCTTTTCGTGCCGAGCACACTGCAAGAGCAAGGAGAAGCGATGAGTATGTTACCACATTGGGTCGTCACTGCGTATGACTACATGCTATGTCAAATCGAAAAGTGCGTGGACATGCTTGAGGAGCATGTTGACGAACACCCTGAACTCATCGTTGACTTGATTGAGGCTCAGGAATACTTTACATTCATGCGTAAGAAGTACAGAACGATGGTAGAGGAAGGTGATATGTTTGTCTATGCCGATTGATGCAGCCTTCTCAGTCCTCAAGCCTGAGGAGGAAGTTCGTAAGATTTTATTGCCAGCGATGTTGGCTTACGGCGCTTATCGAGGCATAAAGAATGTACGAGACAACAAGGTCACAAATCCAATTACCGGCAGGGAGTTGGCTGAGGGAGACAATTCTCTTGGAAGCACGGCTTTGCAACTCGCAACGGGATTTGGAGAAGGTGTCCTCCCGTTGGGCGGCTTGAAGTTAGGCGGCAAGGTTGGCGGCAAAGTACTGGCACGTCGACGTGCAGGTAAGTACGCAGCGGCACAAAAAGAAGCAGCGGAAGCAGGTGCAAAGCATGCTCGTATGTCAGCCCAACAAAGTCGTGCATTAGCACAGTCCCGTAACCCTGAAATCGGCTATGTGTTCGGTCCATCAACTTCAACACTCCCTCCGTCACAGGTCGGTGCAGCACGCACGGCTATGCAGCAAGCAAATGCAAGAGTAGCAAGGTATGCACCAAAAGCAGCAAAGGCGCCCAAGCAACGTAGTATACTGACGCCGCTTGCAGTCGGAGGTGGCATCGCTTACGCAGGCAAGCAAATTGCTGACGCTCTTGGCAACATGTCTGTGGGCGGAGGCGGTGCAGCAGCACCCTCAGGTAGCGGTATGGGCGGAGGCCAACAGCAGCAAGGACAGTTCAGTCTCGCAGGCGACCCGTCGGCAGGCAACCAAAATCTTCAAAACGTAGGAGTCGGTCAGACGGGACGAGAACAGATTTGGCAACAGGGCGGTTCAGGCACATTCAAACAAAAAGGTGAGACAATGACATTTACACACTACGACGGCAACGAAATGCTTCGCAAGACGCTTGAAGACCTCGACAAAATGCACTGTGCCACAGCAAAAGCCGACTGTCCAAAGTGCGGCAAAGACTGCAAGTGCGACGAGAAAAAGAAGGCCGACGACAAGAAAGGCAAGAAACCAGCACACGGCATGGTGATTGTCATTGGTTCCAAGAACGCTGGACCCGGTCCTTCGACGGACGGAAAGCGAGATTCCAAGGACTGAGAGTCGTCCCTCTTCTCTCAGTCCACCTCAGAACATTTTATCAATGCGTTGCAATTAGGACACTATGAGAGGGACACTATGAGTTCTCAGACAAATGCAATGGACCAAAGCGAAATTCGACTACTCGGACTAATCTTGATGCAATCAGCGACCGTCGGCTTGGCTGTCGGTATTTTTGACGCTGATATGTGGATTGACTTAGAAACATCATCACTCAACGGCTTCACGTATGCCATGGGTGCTTTCTTTGTACAAGGTATTGCATACTACATTTTCAAGATGTTTTTCCAACAAGGTATGGACGAAAAGGCACGTAGTGCAACCATGGAGCGTGAGCGACGTATGCGTTATCGTGGCATGGAAGAAACGTTTGAGCGACGACGACAAGACATGGAATTGCGTATGCAAGAAGCACAACTTGAGGCTGAACTACGATGGATGGAACAAAACCCCGGTAAGATGCCACCAATGTATCAAGCAAACATGTTTGAAGAATCAACAGCCGACTTTAATCCTGAACCTAAGCACGAAGCCACCGTCGACGAACCACTCGGACTCGGCGTGACGTTTGGTGAAGAGAAGAAAGAGAAGGCAAAGCGTGAGCGTAATCCTGACGGCACGTTCAAAAACAAAAAGTGAGGTGACCCCGTATGGGTCGTATTTTCAAAACGCCGACCGATGACAGCACTGAGGCTACACTTCGTGCTATGCACATCGCCAACACGGTTGATACCGCATACGAACGAGCATGGGGTTGGCTCAAGACCGTCGTATTTTCAATCGCCTCAGCACTCACCGTGAGCGCAATCGAGTTTCACAGCGACTGGAGTCTTTGGGACACAACTGCACAGTGGTTTGGCGAGAAGTTGTCGAATTGGCTGGGTGGTTGGTTCGATTGAGTGCGGCAGCAGGCTCAGCAATGGTCGGCGGACTTGTGTTCGCACGAGAGTTGTATCACTACTGGGTTCCACGACGTGTTGGTATCTATGGGCCAAGCATGGTCGGTAAGACAACACTCGACAAGTATCTGACGACACCCGGAGAAATGGAGGACATACCTGTCGAAAACAGGACATCCCACACGAAAATACTCGGCAAGTATCTGTTGCCCCGTGCTACGCGTAAGCGGGTACGGTGGAAAGGTGAGCGACGTGTTGTCCATTCTTCGGACATGGGTGGCGAAGAACGCTACTGGAACCTTTGGATTGACGACATGGTGAATCGAAACGTGGAGGCAGTCGTTTTCATGTTTGACCATCGTGTGCGAATGGGAGGAGAACCTGCACTCCAAGCAGTAGGCGGATTCAAATTCCTGTGTGATGCACTTATTCATCGACAGTATCGATACAGAAACCTACGTTCTCGATTGCGTGGTAAGAAGTATTGTCCAAAGATGATTTTACTCGTTGCAAACAAAGCCGACCAGTGGTGGGATGACCAAGCAAATGTGCTTTGGCAACAGCAGCGGTTGGGTGAGCACAAGATTTTCGACCCGTTCCGAGAAGACCTCGTGCGATTGCAGAAAGCAGGCGTACCAACCATGCGCTCGATGATGGCAACACGCATCGGATGGAACGTTGAAAACACGATGATTGACTTACTTTCCTCATAGGGAAGGCTTTTGAAATAGTATGCTAACAGGTGATTAGGGGGAGAGGTAGTGGTGTTTGACTTCAGTGGACGTTTTCGTGGCACATCAACCAACGGTAATCTTCAAGCAATGAACCCTGCTGAAATGAAGGCACTCAGCCATCAAGGAAACCCATCACATGAGCAGTTGATTGAGATGCAAAGTGCACAACAATCCATGCGTGCAGCAGGCGCACGCAACAACATCGAAGTTCCCAAAGTCAATTTTTATCCAAGTCGACATCCTGACCCTCGCAAAGCACGCAAGAAGGATATTAAGCAGGCACGAGCGCTGCTCAAGCCGTCCAAGCGTTCAATTTTCAACCCGCTACGATGGGCGGGATTCAAGTATCGCTACAACAAAAGCGCAGGTGCGTGTGTGGTTGACGGATGCGACTGTCAGAAGTTGATTCAGTACGATAACCTCTATGCGAAAATTACAGACGAGGCGACAGGTGAAAGTCTGTGGGATTTGTACTGGCAAAACCCAGTTACAGGTGAACCCACAGCCTTCATCGCTCGTGAGAATGTAACAGACGGTCGACTCATGCGGGGAACATACTGTCCTGAGCACCTACATTTGTATCATTTGCTAACAAAGTGGGAAGGCGAGAATGAAAAAGAACGACTCAAAACGAAGGGCGGTATGCGTGAGATGGTCAAGAAAGGCGTAAGTACCGTCGCTGTACCCATTTCAGTCTTGAAAAAGAAAAACAACACGCCTGAATTCCTTATGAAGTATGAACCATTCTTTGTCGAGTTGGAAAAGGATTCCAAACGACACGCAGGTATCACCATCACACACTACAAAAATCCAAACAACGGCATGAACGACATTACAGCCGTGTATTTTGACCTTCGATACTTCCATGATGAACTCAATATGATTCCAACCGACGTTGGAATTAGCGATGCTGTTGGTTCTTTAGGCATCGAACAGGCTGAACGGCAACAAGTTCAAGAACAGAACGTGCCTCAGCAACAATATACGCTTCCACAGCAGTAGGTGAACACATGGGATTATTCGGCGGAGGGAATGAGCAACAAAACGGTGCACTCAATTTGGGCGTACCGCAACAAAATGGCTTCGCCCAGCAAAATGCATACCAACAGCAGAGCGGTTGGGCACAAAACCCAATGGCAGGCGGTTTTATGCAAGGTGCGGGTATCAATCCACAGTACATGCAACAACCTATGACACCCCCAAGTGAGGCTGAAATACTACTTGCTATGCTTAAAAGCCAGTCACCGGTTGATAGGTTTGTTGTCAGTCAGAAAATGCCTATGCTCATACAGATGTTGAACGACATCGTTACCTATTCACTGCTTGAAATCCTACGAAATGCATCGTTTACCCTTAATGAAGACGATGGCACGCTAAAGATGGACCCACAATCACTGCCATCGAACTTACAAACCATGAGTGCCGAGAACATTACAAGCCAATTCAACGCTATGGTGGGCAAAAGTCAACAGGATATTGACAAAGCACAGATGGAACAACAGCAAATCCTTGCTGTATCTCAACAATCCATGATGGGAAGCGCACTTCATGCTGCTATGGCTGACGAAGGATTCATGCAAAAGGTCGGTGGAGGCATCGGCTCGTTTACCCGTAACATGATTGGAGGCCGATAAGATGGATAGAGGACCAAGAATGCCCTTTTCACAAGGGTTCGCAATGACAACGAGCGATATTTTCGCTCCAAAGAAGTCCGTTATTGTCGATATGGTCATGGTTCAGATACTGACCATCATCGTAACTGTCACAATGTTGCTTATTTTGAAGAACGATTCGCTTGGAAGTGACACAATTGCATGGCTCATGGGGTCATTAATGACCGGAGTTCTTCTCGCAAGTGCGATTTATTCTCGCATTTCAGCAGTATAGCGTCCCCAATGCCCGATTGGGCACTCAGAAGAGGACAAACTGGCCTTGATTTTCATCTGACAACCGCATTTTTTGCACCGTGAACCCGTCCAATGAGGGCATTTTTGGCACATTTTAAGCCGTTTTTCCTTGATTTCAGGGGGTACATTTCGCCTTAAAACGACGTCCCGTGCTGCTTTTGCAAGCGAAACAGCAGTATCTTTGTTCATAGGTACGCCCAATACACGAACACCTGCTGGACGAATGCGACCCATGTGTTGTTTTCCTCACTATCTTTGATAAAACCTTATCGTTGGCGGTTGCCTGCCCTAACGCATGGGGGGTCGTCAGACTAAATTGTCATGTGCTTTTTGTCAAGACGACAACCGTGATGAACTTGAGGAACAGATAGCCTCAGGTATTGTCGATATGCGTGTACTGGACCGTGACAAAGGGTGGAGAACCAACACGGCTGAGCGTCATATGCGAAACCATGCAGGCGAAAACGTCACTGGTTCCAACTATCGATGTCCAATATGCACCTCGGACAACCGAGGATTGTACGAAGTTGCCTACTTTGACGAGGGTATGACCACAGAAGAGATAGCAAACGAGGTCGATTGTTCAGAAGATGCCGTGTATCGGCACATGAAAGAACACTTCCAGCCACTTGTACGTCGTTCTTCAACAGCAATCGTGTCAATCAAGGTCGGTGAAGAACTCGGAGTCATCCGAAGCAACACAGAAAAGTTGAACGAGAAGTTGACCCGATACATGGATGAGGTCAGTATTCACGATGACAACGCTATCGGTGACATGGTACGCCTCAACAAAGAGATTCGTGAGTCCATCAAAGACCTCATGGCATTCCAATCTCAATGGGCACAGCCTGAGGAAAAGACTGTGACCAATACCATCAATATCCTCAAAGTTGAAATGGCGAAGGAGAGTCCCGAAACATGGATGCGAGTGCGTGAAGCACTCCTTCGTGGTGATTCTGACGTTCTTGATGTGATTGATGAAGGGGAGGTGGACTGATGCCAAGTGGATTCGGAGGAATGGGACGTGGCTCTGATACCCGTATGTATGCTCCTCGCTCAGAATCAAGTCGTATGTATGCATCCGATGACGAGGATTCATACAGGCATGGTGCAGGTGATGCCGAAGAACAAGAGCGCCGACGTGATGAGAAGATGCGTCGACGTGAAGAAACCAAAACAGTCGGTGATACACCACATCTTCAAATCACCGTCGACAAGCCTGACGAAGACCCGATGATGGGTGGAATGGAAGAACCTCAACAAGAAGAGGAAAACCCCAACATGTACAATCCTGAACAAGACGCTATGGCATCTGACATGTCGGCTATGGCAGGCGCACTTGGTACAGGCGGACCTGATTTGTCTCAAGCACTTGGTGCACAGACAAACGGTGTCATGGGAGGCTACCGACCACTGGTTGCTACAGGTGAGCCGATGGACGACGCTTGGTCGACGTTGATGAAGAGTAGTTTGAAAAACATAAAGCCGAAGCAAAACAAACCGTGGCAACAACCAAAGTACGATGGTCCACCCGGTGGACGCCGACCTGATTTAGCCACGTCATTGCGAAGTAGTCGACAGGCACGTACACTCAGCCCACGTACAGAACATGGTGGTCAGACTGAATCGCCACTCGCTGTTGAGATGGGTCACTTGGGTCTTTCGACCAAGCAACCATTGCGATTGTTCCCTGCAAAGTATCGACAACAACTCGGCCAACGACATCAGCGTGCCCTTATGGGCAATATTTCTATGCCTCATCAGCCTCACAACATCGAGCAACGTACGCCTACGAAGCCCGGATTCATGGGTTCAGGTAGGATTCCTCGACTTGCAGGCGAAACCAAGAAGTCAGAACTTCAAGAAATGAACATGTTGCTCAAGTCAGCAAAGGACTATCTTCACATCTCACAACTCCGACGAATGATTCGTGACTTGAAGAAAATCGTCGAACGACAAGACCGAATGAAGAAAGCACCTCTTTCTCGTGGTAGCAAGAAGAACAAAGAGGCAGGCCATCGAGGAGAAACAACGAACCCGCAAGGCGGAACTGATAGCACTGATTCCGACGAGATGTCATCATCAGGTATGCCCGGTCACGTCTTTGCAGCACGTGGTAGCGGGAGAGTGGGTTGATGTTCAAGTACACACCCCGACATATTCTTTTTCCTGAACCCGAACCGACGGAGATTCTCAAAGCGTATCGACTCAAGCATGGTCGGGCAAGCGGTAGGAACGGCGATGCGTGGTCTGAATGGTACCCCGAAGAGGCTATTCGCACGCACGAATCTGACCACCCATGGTATCACCAGTTTGAAGGCGATGTCCCTGCACATCACCCGCCGTTTGGCTTTGACCACGACTCAAAGGAACTCCTGTGGCAAAATGATTACGACCCATCCAACCCTCACAGAGATGGAAAACTTGCCGAGCGCCCACACACGTTTCACCCTATGGACTACATGATTTACGACTTGGCAAAATACGCGCGTAAGATTTTAGGATTTAGTCAAGGTAAGGCCGAGGAAATCGTCAAACAGATGGTCATGACGCCTGCTATCGACGCATTCAACGCAAAGCATGCTGACGTCCATGGCGAAGATGCAACGCACCTTTTGCCCGGTGTTGACAGCGTTGAATGGCGTCGTAACACTGTTGGCACTTTTGACAAAGACAGTGGAGGTGCTATGCGTATGACAAGGGGTAGCGGAACATCGGATGACGGTGTTCAAAATCCAATCATCAACTATGCTCTCAACAAGGGTAACGTTTTGTCTGAACACTCCGACCAAGGTAACTTTATCGACTCAGGCGTCAATCACATGCATGAAGAAATGCAAGACCCTGTCAAGAATTATTTCAGACGTATCGTTGACATGATGCAAAACCCTGCTTTCAATGTCGACATCAACGACCCCGAAATTGCAAAAGCGTTTGACCAAATGATTCAGTTTTCTCAAGATTCTTTTGGAGGCGGCAAGGAAACGTACCTCAACAACCCAGTGATACATCTTGAACACTTGACGTTTCACAAAGTGGCTCATGACCGTGGACGGCATGAACGTTTTGAAGCGGGTCATGAGCGCCCGATTACAGACTTTCACTCGCTTCAAGGTCTTGATTTTGCTCCGCAGGCTATGTTTGATACCGTCGGCACAAAGCAAGGTAACTTGACAGCGGAGACGATTAAGGAAAAATTTGCTGAGCATGACATCGAAGTCACCGACGAAGAAGCATATCATTTGCTCCGCATGCCAAAAACGCACTTTGCGTTTGCTGAAAGCCGCAAAAACTCAATGCCCGGAAACATTCTGAATGCGATAGGTAATGACCTCGGCATCGACATGCAATCGAAAGAATACCAAAACATACTCAACTCAATTCATTCTCGTGATGGACACAAACATTCACGACACTTGTTGGCTATACCACGATACATAGCGCAACAATTGGTAGCCGAAGGCTACCCGCCCGAAGAAGTTGAAGAGATGATAAAGCAACGATTTGCATCCCATGATTACATACATGATAAACACACACGTAGTGATGAACTACAGGCGTTGGGTCGAGACAAATTCGGTCAGTTGAAAGAGAAGATGGGAATTCCTGACCTACCGGAAGGTCACTTAGCCTTTGAACCGTTGGGCGAAGAACACATGCGTCGTGGTTATACAACAGTCGTTCCTCGGTATGCCGAGGCGCATATACATGATGATACAGCACATCCGAACATGACCGCTGCTCAGGCTCGTGCGGGGCAACAAACTGAAATGCCTGTTCTTACACCGGAGCCTATGGCTGAGGCACCTCCGATGGAAGAGTTGCCTCAGGGTCAAATGCGATTGACCGATTTTCAAAAGGCACAGGTGGCTGAAATCACAGAAGCCATGGAGCACATCCAACTGGAGGACGCTAAGCAAGATGCTACAATCCTTAAGATGCTCCCTCACAATCCTATTCAACTCAATTCAATTCAGTCAGTCGGCTTATTCGCCAAAGACTTGGGCATAACGTCGATGGACGTTCACGGACTGTTGCACTCACGTGGAGACTGGCACCGTATCGCTAAAGAGTGGAACGTCAGTCCACAGGTCGTCAAGGTCGTCAAGGTTACCTTCAACGGAGGGGTTTGATGGGCAAAGTCTTGGTTAAGTCCGCAATGTATCAGTACCAAATGGGTCCTGACGGGTTGCAACGGTACTACACGTTAGGTGGTAGTGGAGGACGTGCACAGCCCGGAGAAGTGCGTGGTCGAACAAAACGAGACCGTGTATTAGGCTTGACGGGTGCATTGGCGGGGGCAGCGTTCGGACTTGCAGGCGAGTCACGAAGCCTCGGCGGACTTACAGGCAACATCATCAGCGGTGCTGAGCAAGGGAGTAGGTTTGGTCGAGGACTTGCTAACTTGGCAACAACCCGTACACGGCAAGCACGTGCTGACATGAGAGAGCAGCGCCGTATCGATGACACAAAACAAAGGGCAGCCGAGTTGGAAGAAAGGCGTGCACAAGGTAAGGGCTTCAATGTGCCTGTCCCAAGAAGAGATGATGATGGTAAATTGAGACTTCGTAGTTTCGACTTAGCCCAACTTAACCCAATGGCGCGTGTTCGTGCACACAACTATGCTGTACAACAATCGGAACGAGAAGCACTTGACCGTGCTAATTTTTCACAACAAACTCAAATGGCTGCCAATGAACAACTTGGCCGGGAACTTGCACGTCAAGGTAAAGATGAGTATAAACAGCGAATGAAAGAACGACAACGAGATGCAGAACCTACTTTGCAGGCAGTTGAAAACGTAGACCCGGCGCGACTTCAACCAGCACTTAATTTGCTAACTGGTCTTGGTATACAGACACCACAGCAGCAGCAGGCACAGGCACCTCCACTTCCACCTCCGCCGGGTAGCGTAGCATCGGGTGAGGGTACAGACGCTGATGTCAATCGTACGTTAGCCAATGAAGGTAATATGGACCATCAGATGAACACTGAATCTATTCAAAGTGAATTGGGAAGTCAAGGCGACGAAGGCGAAGAACAGCAAGAGCAAAGGGTTCCGTCACGATTACAACGTCGGTTTAAAACAGACGAAGATGAACAGCGTGCGTTTGACGCATTCACGGGAGGCGGACAATGAGTGACGCTGAGGGTGTCAAGGCACTCGTTGACGAAATCGACATGGAGATGTCGAAGAAGTCGTTCAAGTTCTTTTTCACTGAGATTCTTGGATTTGACTACGCCGACCATCACGAAGCGTGGGACCAAGGTCTGAACGAGAATCGATACTACTGCGTCAAAGCGAGCCGTGACCACGGTAAGTCTGTGTTCTTCATGTCGTATGCTCTATGGATTGCAGCGTTCAATCCGAACACGCACATCATGGTGTTCAGTCACTCGCTTGAACAGACGCTTGAGCACATGCGATTCATTCGTAGCAACATCGACATGGCCGACATTCTCAAACCACTCAAGCCCTCAGGCAAGCCGTGGGCAAAATCATACTTTGAGTTCACTAACGGTAGTCGTATCATGGCAAAGTCCGTTGGTGGTGCTACTCGTGGTTTCCACCCGGACGTGGTCGTGTGCGATGACATCCTGTGGGGAACCACAGCGTCTGAACTTCAACGTGCAGCCGACTGGTTCTATACCGTTCTCCTTCCTGTTCTTCACCACACGGGTCGAATGATGATGGTCGGTACACCGTTTTCGTACAACGACCTGTACGCTGAACTTGAACAGAAGGACACGTTCCAAGTCGAAACCTATCCCGCTATCTTGGAGAACGGCGAACCGCTGTGGCCGGGACGTTGGCCTCTCGACGCACTCCGAATGCGTGAACAGTCAATGCCTGCTATCAAATTCGCTCGTGAGTATCTGTGTGAGCCGATTCACGACAACTCCAGTATGTTCCCTCACAGTCTGTTGGAAAAAGCACGAGACGAAAACCTCGTGTTGCTTGACCACGCCGAACAAGAGTTCGACGAAGAAGGCAATCCCGCAGGCGTGTTTGGGCAACACTTCGTTGGCTGGGACCCTGCGATTGCCAGTGACTCCAATGCTGACTACACGGCGATGGTTATTTTGCGAATACTACCCGGTTCTGAGGAGAAGCAAATGGTTCACGTCATCAATCAAAAGGGATTGAGTGGCGCAGCACAGAAAAACAACATCCTCCTCATCAACAATCGGTTTCAGCCTGACTTGATTGAACTTGAAGGCAACAATTTCCAGCGCATGTTTGCTGCCGAATTGCAAGATATGCGAGATGACATCCCCATCAAAACATTTATGACCACAAGACAACGCAAGGAAAGTATGTTCATGTCGCTGCTGATGGCCTTTGAGCAAGGCAAAATTAAAACGCCTTGGGGCAACGAGCGTAGTAAAGAGTACACACGTGAACTTGAGAAGCAACTCAGTCGCTTCGGTATGAAGAAAAGCGGTAAGTTAGAATCGGTCGGTTCGCACGATGACTTGGCTATGGCGATTGCGTTGGCGAACTGGGCGACCAAAGAGTTCCGTGGTAGTGTTATCCTACTCGACGACGACTTGCCCGGATTTGACAAGTGGTTTCTTGATTCACCCGGCAAGGGTGCACAGCGTATGACAGGAGATGATTGGTTTGTTGCTTGACCCGTTTGAAGTAGCGTGGATGCTGCTCAAGCAGTCAAAGGAAGAACAGTTGCGTCAGGCTATTGAAAGGCAACAGCGAAAAATAGAAACACAAGAGCATCAACTCAAAACAAATTCTGACTACGTCAATGCCTTAATGGGTGTCACGCCTAAGTCTCTTGAAGGATTAAAAAGAGGTCTTGAGCGCTTTAAACAAGAATTGGAAGATTATATGGGTGGTCGTGGTACAAAAGAAGCCGAGCGAAAGAAAAAGCGAACCCATGAAAAAGAACTTAAGCGTCAAGAATTTTTGGAACAGTCTCGTAAACTTAGCGAACAACGACAACAATCAGCACAAGCAAAGGACGATACACGAGTTCAAGCCGAGAAAGATGCCGAAGAAGCAAAGCGTCGAGCCGAAGAAGAAAAGCATGAGAAAGAGCGTATTCGACAAGAGAAAAAGCGGGAATATCAAGAACGTAAGCAAAGGCGAGAAGGTAAAGAGCCTGAACAAGCCACCGCTATTGAAGACCCTGACGCTCCAATCGAAAGCGTTCTTGCAGAGTTCAATCGTCGTGAACAGGCGAAGTTAGGAGGCGATGCAAAGAAACCTCCTACCGTTCGACCTCCTCGACGTGTGGCTGTTCGACGCCCTCCTCCCCCTCCTCCTAAGAAAGAAGAAGAGGATGACGGTAAGGAAGAGTGGGAACGCATCTTAGAAGAACAATCGGGTGTTGGTAACTACGACCCGTACGGAGATGATTGATATGTGGCCGACACTTATCGTAGGCGAATCAGACATTCATCTTGACATGGGTCACGAACAATCGACCATGATTGCATCTTCGCTTTTGGGTCATCCGTCACTTCGTGACGATATGATGAAGGCCGTTAAAATCGCAAAAGAGGCTGCACCACAGCAACCTATCCTACAGATTGAGACGCATGTGTTCCCCGAAAATGGTGACTCGTGGTTTGATGCGTATCTTGGTAAGAGTGCTGACGAAGTTGTCAAGGACCTCAAGCGTGCTCGACGCAAGATGAAGGACATGAAGGTCGACATCGACAGCGCTATCAAAAGCGTGCGTGCTCTCAAGGCTCAAGAAGTGGAGCAAACCATATCATCGATACCATGGGCGACTGAGCACGCTGACACCATTCGTAATCTTGGTCTAAGCGACCGTAATCTCAAATCGTTGCGTACGTTTGGTACGGCAAGAGAATCAACATTGCTACGGGCTTGTCATATGTGGGAAGCAGCCGACGAAGCCCTCAAGATGCTCGATGACTTTGAGGATGTTTGGGGCGACGAGGAACGAAGCGCTTGGGTCACTGCTATGCAACAGCGACAGGACGCACGCAAGATGTGGCGAAGCGGACTTCATCAAGTCGATACACTCAGCAAAGAACAGAAGAATTGGCTTGAGTTGGCGAAGAAAGAGTTGCAAGACAAAGGGCACATGGGTGCTCGTGACATTACGGCCAATCTTATCGAAAAGGGCGTGAACCGACTGTCAGCCACACGTATGAGCAAGTTGCTCTCGATGTTTGGCGAGGAGATGGACATTGTCAAAGCACCCCGACGTGGAGAATATGTTCTCCTTTCATGTGATGGACTTGTTATCAAAGACCCGTGGGCCTACGCCGCTGGATTCATGGACGCTGATGGTTCAATCTTTATCACCAAGCGTGGTGAAGTTCGTGCATCAGCCGTAGCCACTGGAGACAGGGGACGTATTCACTGCGAGCGTTTGCAGAAAACGCTTGGCTGTGGCACACTTTCACTCGACGAAAAGATGTCGAAGAACAGCAAGCGAACAACACATCGCCTCAATTTCCACTCACGAGATGATTTGAAGAAAGTTCTTAACGGAGTGCTTCCGCACTTGCAGTTGAAGTCGACTCAAGCAAAGGCCGCATTGCGATTCCTTGAAGAGAGCGACTCTATGAAAAAGGAGCAGTATCGTATGTTGGTTATGTTTGAGAACTGGAAGGACGATGCTGACGCAGTTCAAAAGAAACTAAATGAATGGGGTGTTGATGCCGATACCATTCGCTCTTGGGGAAGTGACTTGTAATGGCGGAAGAACGTGTTAAGGGTGTCCTCGGTCGTTTAGCCGACCGATTTCGACGACGACGTACACCTGAACCTCAGATGCCGTTGTACACAACGGGTATTCAAGAACCAGTCATTGTACAGGGTATCACTATACCTGCATTGTATTCAGTCGCATCTGAGAACTTGATTCTCCGAACGGTGCTTTCAACGCTTCAACAAGAGATATTCCGACGTGGCTACTATTGGGACAAGAAGTTCCACATGAAGTGCAACGAATGTGAAAAGGAATATCAGCACGACGTTGATACATGCACTGATTGTGGCGGCGACGTCCGTAGCCCTGACCCCAACGAAACCGTGTATGGTCGATGGCTTGTCGAACAGCGCAACTCAATGGAACAGAACTTCATGGATGTGCTGCGTGAGATTGAATACGACCTCAACATCATGGACGATGCGTTCTTAATTCTCGTCAAAGAATACTACGTCGACCCTGAGACCAACGAAGTAGCCTTTTACCGTGTCAAAGAGATTTTGCGTGGCGACCCCATTTTCATGCGTATCGTTGCTGACAAGCGAGGCGTGCGTGGCGGTCGATACAAGGTCTGTCCATTGCATCGTAATCAAGTGCGTGGCTACAGTGAAACGGACAACAACTGCGAGATATGCAATCACGAATTAGAAGACGTGCACCACGTCAACACAGGTGGTGCAGGGAAGACACAATACTATCTCAAGGGTGAAGTTATTCACGTCAGTAAATACAATCCGTCGAAGTTGTATGGTAAATCGCCTGTGTCAACACTTTGGCGTCAGGCTATGACGCTCACAGCGATGGACAACTACATGTACACAGCATACAGTAAGCGTCGTGTTCCACGTGGTTTGATTTCAATTACGACGGACAACCTTGAATCGATGAAGTCGTTTTGGAAGGGCGTTGACGAAAAACTTGAGCGTGACCCTCACTACATTCCGAAGATTGGTATTGAAAGCCAAAGCGGACGCGGTGGTGTCAACTGGGTCAAGTTCATGGACACCCTTGAAGAGATGCAGTATATCGCTGTCCGTGACGAAATGCGAACCCGTATTGCAGCGTTCTATGGCGTATCGAACGTGTTTATGATGGACACAGGTAAATCAGGCGGACTCAACAACGAAGGTTTGCAAATCCTTGTTACCAATCGTGCTGTTGAGTTCGGTCACAAAGTGTACACCGACCATCTGTTCCCGCGATTGATGGAAGAGATGGACATCCATGATTGGAAGTTGACGCTTTATCCAAACGAAGAAGAGGACGAAGTTACTCGACTCCGACGAGACGAAATGGAGGTCAACATCGCACAGCGTATGGCACAACTCGGATTCAAGCCTGAACTCATTGAGGAGGGTGGTCGAGACATTCGATTCATCTACAAGCCGATGGAACCGGGTATGGGTGGTCAGCCTCAGATGGGTGGAATGCCCGGAGGTCCACAACCAATGGCACAGCCCGGCGGCTTACCAAGTCGTAATATGCCGCCACAGTTGGCAGGCGCACTTGCAGGTCAGGCAAGTGCAGGCTTGAGACAAGCACAGGGGCCTGCTTCACAACCCGGAGGAGAGGGAATGGGAATACGCACACCTCGTGGACCTGCCAGTCCACAGAACCGAACGAGCATGGGTTCAGGCTCACCGTTTTCAAGTGTTCAGCAACGAGGGCCACAAGGCTCACCGCTTAGTCAAGCCATGAACAACATAAGGAGAATGTGACGGAACATTCAATACGATGAAGGTTATGGGATGCGTATGGACCTGACGAAGATGGACCCTATGGCTCGCAAAATGCGCTCGCATGTTGATGCGTTTTTCAAAGCGATTGAAGATAACGACAGTGTGTCGGCAAGTTCGCACATCAACGAAGTAAGCAAGTATGCTGAATACCTTTCAGAAGACGTATCAAAAGCGCTACTGAAAGCCGATATGCCACAAACACGAGGCGTGAACGACATCTACGCAGGTGGCGTTCCAGTCCGCAAATTCAACAGCGTTCAGACCGTCCACGAAGCAACAACGCAAGTCTTGCCCGGTACAATCCGAACAAGTCGACGTGGACCTATCATGCAACGTCGAAACAACAGGAACCTTTGAGGTGATTGAATGAGCGAAGAAGTCGTAGAAGAGGGAACGGCTGAGAAACTCATGGGTGCTTTGATTACAAAGATGGAAAGCATGGACAACAGTCTTAGCATTCTCAAAGCCGAAAACAATGCACTCAAGCAAATTGTCGCTGACCCCGCCATGCTCTTGAAGCGTGCAGGTTTTATCCGAAGCGGCTCCAACAGCGCACCAATGGACGTCATGCCTGACTTATTCCGTGGTGACGCAGCGTACGATATTCTCAAAGATGAAACAGCCAGTGGTATTCCACTACCTGCAAGCAACGAAGAGTTCCATGCAATGGACTGGGCTGACATTCATCGCCTTGCCGAAGAAGCAAAGGGCACAGGCAACTTAGGAAACAACATGGGAATGGAGTGATAGCATGCGACCCCGATACGAACCACGAAGCCCAAAAGTCGACCAACTTTTGAAGGCAGCCAAAGAACTTGAAAGCCGAATGATTGCCAAAGAGCAGGGCATTACCTTCGACCAAAAGGAAGGAACAGCCCTTGGCGATGTTCAGTTCCACGTACAAGTCGGCGGTGAAACTGGCGTGCAAAACCAATACTACTCAACCAACCAACGCTTGATTGACGTTGAAGATGTCACAAACAAGGGCGCTATCTCAGAAAACAGCGACGTCCTTGACAAGAACCCACACTACCCAACGGCACTTTCAACGCTCGCAGGGCACTTTGTGGACGGCGGCGGAGAAGCGCAATCGCTCAAGAAAGCGTTGGAAGCACGCATGAACCGCCAATGAATGGCGGTGATTAAGTGACGATTCCGAATCCCAGTGGTGGAGAGGAACAAGAGGGCGCTGACCCATCGTTTCAGTCACCGTTTCCGATAACAGGTCAGCCCAGCCCTACCTTTGAGGATGTTGCATCTCTCGGCATCCTTGACCCGTCGACAGACATGCGGGTATCGGAAGGTATGGATAGAGCAGCCCAAACGATGCCTGAATCGTTTGAAGGCGGTGCACCTTTTGCTGAGCGCATAAAAGCACACGATAGCATCGTGCACATGGGTTCGCAGTGGCTTCACCAACAGATACGACCACCAAGCCGAGAACATCAGGGTACAGAAGTCGAGCATTTCTTTGAAGACCACTACCACAGCCCTGACTTCAATCCGCTTTGGGGTGACCATGACGAAGGCGATGAAGACTCGCATCCTGAGTTCAGTAACGTGTTGGAGCGTTATTTTCTTGACAATGTTCTCGACCCTGAGGTCGAAAGTGTAGCACAAGAGCATGACAGAAAAGAGGAGGCTCACTATCGACATCACGGAGATACTGCACTGTACTCACCTTCCATGTACGGTAAGGAACGGGTATCTAATCATGCAATATACGAGATGAATTTCGCCAACTGGGAAGGAAGCCCTGCGGGTATAAAGGCACTCAAAGAAGAGATATTGTTGGGCCGTGAAGGTAATGACCTTGACGAAGCCATGCGAAGACGACACATGGATGAAGCGAAAAACACGTGGAAAGATTTTGACACAAAAGGCGAAGGAACAGACCGCACTGTCGGGCTTGGTGAATTGGATTACTACTTTGGGTTGGAATGGCTCAGTCCTAAAGACAAGATTGCGTTCTATGAACACATGATGGAACACGGCTCGATGAAGAAGGACAAGGCGTCTGTTTTCTTACCTGACTTGGGCATGAAAGTACCTATGGGTCGTTTCGTAGCGAACTTTCATCAGCGCTATGCTCCAGTCCACGCACACCACACACGTGACGTGGACGCTACAGGTGAACCCGGACTGGGTCGTCTTTACACTCCTCCACAGGATAACATCAATCCCGCTGAGATGTACAAAGACCTCAAAGGTACAGAATTGTTTCAGCGACTGAAAGATTTCTACGAGAGCATCACAGGTCAAAAGTTGAAGCATTTAGCGAAAGTCAAGAACGGTCAACTGGTGCCAAGTGATACCCCCGAAATCACACCGAACGACTTGTTTGCAATGGCAAACATGGGTCGTGCAGGTCAGAAACTTATGCGGTATGATGACCCGTACTATTCACTCAACCGAGGTGACCCTCGTACGATTGCTTTACTTGATTCGTTGGAGGGCATCGACGAACTTGTCAAAGACTTCGTAGGTGTTCACAGGGACGCTACAAAACTGAAAGGTAACGGTCGTCGACTACGAAACGCCATTCAATTTTTCACACAGCCGTTTCTCGCTATCGAAGGTAAGAACGCACACCCTGAGTCGTACATGGGCGGTAAGCAAGAATCACTCAGCCATCACTTCTCGACACCGTTTTTAGGGAGAGGCGGACTTGGTAAGACGCATGCAACCCGTTTGAACACCATGCACGCAGCGCACCGCTTTTCACCCGAAGAAGGAGACGCTATGTCGTTTTTGACGACTGGTGAGCGTTCACGCATAGGCGGTGACATTGTTGGAGTAGGTGATGCAGGGGCGTTTCGCCCCGAACTGATTGGTCTTGCCGATGCTGTTGAAAACGTAATGGCACCATTCGGTCCGCCTGAATCGGAACTGGAAGCGGTCAAGCGTTTTCGTAAAACCGAGAAGGGGCTGTATGAAGCCAAGCAGGTTGCTGAAATCAGCCCCAGCACGGGTCTGACTGCTCAGTTGAATCCGCACAACCTCAAGCGTACTGTAGGTCTAATTTCGGGTGCTAAGGTCAACAGTACACGACACGACACAACAACTTCTCCGAAGTATTACAATCAACTGATGGAATCCAAGCATAAGGCTACGAAGGATAAAATGACTGAGGCTATGATAAACGCTGTTGCAGAAGGCTATGAGCATGTCAACACCATCGGCTCACGCAATGCATTCGGACCAAAATCGACTGAGACAGGAGTGATGCGTCGTGACCAAGATGCTGCTTTGCACCACCATCAGTTGTCTGCAATGATTGGCGCGATACATCCACCTGCCAACCCTTCGTTCCAAAAAGATGTTCATCATCCTCATAGCATTCACCCTGATACAGAGATGGCTGCGGACCGTAACGAACTCGGAATGTTGCAGGGGATTACGCAAGATGAATATGATAACGATTTGAAACAACTTCAAGCGCTACGCGAGAACGCACACGAGAAGCGCATGTTTCTTAGCAGTCTGAGAAGCAATCCGCCAAAGCCACCCGCTGAAATTGGTATGAATGAAGAATCGATGGCGTGGTACTTAGCCTCTCAAGAACACGAAAAGAGAATCAAGGACGCCGAACGAGAAGCAGCGTTGGCCGAGGGTAAGGTCAATGCACACGTGAATACGTTTAGGCCAAGGATGTTAGAATATAGCGAGGCCGAAGATGAACTCAACGCACTTATCGAACAACAAGCACGTGGTATGCCTGTATCAGAAGACGAAATCAACGAAGCGCACGAGCGCTTGGAGGCTATCGAACAGGAACACTATTCTCCAGTCAAGGGAAGACATCAAAGACACTTGAGCGACAAGGGAAGAACACTACAAAGCAAGGTACGAAGTCATATCAATGCAATAGAGAACGTAGCCAAGCAAGTGCTGGCTGAGGCTGAACAACAGGGTTTTGATTTGTTTTCCATGGCACCGCCTGATACCGTCATGGCGTGGGCCATGAAGACAGCAAACGACATTCTTGCTACTCAAGACCAAGATTTTCACGGACAAGAAGCATTGTCAGCGGGAGTGGTGCGTGAGAAAACGCACGCAAGGCACGACGCTGTGCAAGACCAAGTCAAAGCCTTCATGGACACTGATGATGCTCACGAAATCGGACCAAACGAAAACGTAGACAAGGCTACAGAAAGAGTGTTTGGCGAAGAAGCATCACCCTATCAGCGAAGGATGATTCAAAAAATCGTAACTCAGGCCAGCAAGCAAGGTACGCCTATACGAATTGCTACAGTGCGAGACCTCATAGCAAGTTTGCCAATGGGAGTTTCAGATACATTAGTGGACGATTTTCACGGACTTCTTGACTATCCTCACGACAGGGAGGGTAATTTTGATTTGGGAACGACACGCGCACATCCTTCTCGTCGAAGAACAGGAGCAAACAGTTTGAAAAACCATCCTGACATGCTTGCGGCTACGTCAGTATCACGTATGTTTGAGACATTGTCAGACCGAGGTTTGAACATTGAGGTACCGAGTCAACAGAACAAACGTCAACTTGACGCGCATTATACTGGCAAAAATGTTAGTCACGTTCTACAGGGAAGGGAGTTGACGGACGAAAAGAAAATGCACAAATTGACCAACTTACTTCATGGTATTGTTGTTGACGACGGCTCAGTTGAATATGACCCATTCCACGAGGCCGCTAAAACAAAATTTGAACTCACGTCAAAACCAATTGGTTTTGCATCACGACCTGACACAGAAACATCCATCATGTCAATTTACAACTCAGATGGCCTACGCTCTCACAAAGGGCACATGCATGATGTGCCGTTCCGCATGGACATAAGAGATGGTCGCATGACGTTCAAACAACGACGAACTCCAAAGAAAATGCGATTGGTCACGCCCATGATGGGTTCGGTAACGAAGGTGTTGCCTCAACAATATCATGGTCATTTTGGTGCACATAACGATGACCGTGCTGTTCAACGACAGCCGAACGCTACACGCTCAAACCAAGCCCAAACGACTTTGAGTGACAACCTACTGGACATATCGACGAAGATGGACGGACCTGCATTGTTGGCTTCCCTGACCAACCCTGATTATATCCGCAAGGATATGCCTGAGGGCTTGCCGTCGCTGCAACCGATGCACCGTATCTTTGATGTCGATGACCTTGAACACCTGCGTGGGTTCACAGGCGACTGGGTCGTTAGCGACTATCCTGAGGGCGAGCGAATGTTCGTCACCAAGAAGGACGACGATGTCGAAAGTAAGGGTTCACTTACTGACGAAGAGAAGAAAGCGTTCAAGCAGGTATCTGACAAGGACTTCTTGGTTGACGTTATACGACGTGAGAGTGGACTGTACATCTTTGAGGTCATCGAGTTCGATGGCAAGGAGGTTCACGACATACCGATTCAAGACCGCATCAAGTTGTTGCGTGGTGCGCTACAAAGCGTCGAGGGTGTCGAAGCCCCAAGCGCATCCGACACCAAGTTGACCGACGATGTCGGACTGGCTGACGCCATCAAGAACATCGAGAGCGACCGTATCTTGTTGCGTGATGCAAAGTCCACGTACATGAAAGGCGAAGCACGCCATCCCAAGTGGGTCATGTATCAGAAAGGCAACGACGTCACACTCATGGTGCTTGAGCGACGAGGCCAGTCACCGTACACGTATCGACTCGGCACAGGTCCAATCATACATGGTGAGGACTTGGGCGACCGTGCAGTCAAGATTGACGATGACATTTACATGGACATCGGTGCATCGTTCAATGCTCCTGAGAAGTATGAGGTCGGTGACTACGTCAAGGTCAACGTCACAAGCGTGACAGAAGGTGAAGCATCTGAGAACCAAAAGGTGTACACCGTTCACGCACCACGCATCGAGGGTGAGGCTGAGGGTGAACCACTGGTCAGCACAGAGAGCCTTGCTATGTTAGCAAAGGCTGACATGACCCAAAGTCCACTCAACATCTATAGAAGCGACCGTCACATTCGTGTATCGTTTGAAGCAGGCGATGTTCTGTACAAGGCGACTACACGTGGTCAGTATTGGACTGTACACACGCCCGTAGCCGACAATGACTATCTGATTCGTTTGTCTGAAAGCCAACGACCGTTTTGGTCACCTGTGGCTGGTGTGATGCTCAAGGGCGACTTTTCTATAGAAGAACGAGAGGACAAGGCTGAGGTTCACGAAAGCAAGGGTGACGCTAAGCCTCTCATCCCACCTAAGAAAATTCATGGCACTGGGACGTGGGACAAAGAAAAGAACAAGGTCATGAAGAAGGGTGTTGAACTTCTTGAGCGACTGTTGGCGAAAAGTGGTGTAGGTCAAGTGGGTATGAGCGCATCCGGTCCCAAAGGACTCGGTATAGACTACGGTACACCTATCCAATCACCAACAGGTCCAACCAATCCTGATGATGCAAAAACCATGCCTGACTACGACGTGCGTGATATTGAGCGTGACAGGAAGGATGAAGAAGAAGAATCGAAGGACGTCGACGAAGTTGATAGTAAGTTGGAACTTACAGAAGATAAGGCTGTCTACCATATCTGATTATATAGAATGACAGATGTAAGGACTACAATGGTCATGGCATCGCCACTACAATCCGCCCGATTTGAAGGCGGTGGCACTATATCGCTCCTCAAGAGCGACAATGGCCTTGTTATTGCAGGCTATGCAAGCGTCGAAATGGTCGACAAACAAGGTGACCTTATCACTACAGGTGCACTCAAGGGTGCATTTGACAACTTCATGAAGGCGGACGGATTCCGCAACGTACAACTCGCACACTCCAACATCCAAGTTGGAGAAGTTATTCCACAGTACACTGACAGCAGTGGTCGACTGTGGAAGTCCGGTGTTGATGACGCTGGACTCTTCGTTGTCATCCAAGTACGTGATGACATCGAAAAGGCTCGTGAAGTAGCCAATGAAATTCGCAAAGGTGCCCTTAGGGGTTTCAGTATCGGTGGACAAGCATTCAAGCGAATGCGAAAGGCCGACTCGGAACACGGTGATTACACCGAGATTTCCAAACTGGAACTTCACGAAGTCACCATTTGTGAAAAAGGTATAAACCCGGAGGCGACATTCCGTATATTGAAGGAGGACACAACAATGACTGAAAGTACAGACATGAACACAATGAGCGAACTGTCGTCCGTCTTGGACCGCATCAACACCCGCCTCGACGTTATGGAGAAAGGTGAAATGCCCGAAGGCTTGAAAGAGCACATGAAGGATAAGAAAGACGACAAGGATGAAGACAAAGGCAAAGAAATGGCTGATGAAGACAAAGACGAAAAGATGTACGGCGCCGAGCACAAAGGCGAAATGGAAAAATCCGAGTACTCTGATGTCATCACCCAAGACTACTTGCACTGGATGGAAAACACCTTGAAGTCGGGTGGCGTCGATATTGCAGGCGCTCGTGCACACTTTGATGCACTTGAGAAGGCACAACTCGGTGGCTTCGACAACCCATCTTCCATTGACGGTGCTGACTACTTTGCAGGCCAAGTACGTGGCCGAGCACAAGAAGGCGGCAACCCATCCACTGGCGCAATTGGCAAACTCAACAGCGGCTCCAAGGCTGATGTTGCAAAGGGCTACTTGCACCCTGAGGACCTTTCCCCTGCTGACCTTGAACAAGCATACGCTGCTTACAAGGCTGCTTCCATCGAAAAGCAACTCAAGGGAACTCTCAGCGAAGTCTTCGCTGACCGACTCGCCAAGGAACAGCGCAGTGAGGCTGAAAGCCGACAAGCACAGGCATTCGATGCTCGTGCTCCACTCGCATCAATCGAAAAGGCAGTCGCTGCTCTAAGCGACCGAATCGATAACCTTGCATCAGGTGCAACTGGAACAACCATCCAAAAGTCCGCACCTGTTTCTAACGTTGAAATTCCATCCACTATGGATATGGCAAACATGTCTTGGGATGAGGTACACCGCCTCGCAGGGAGTGTATTTAACAACTGAATGGAGTGATGAAGAATGGCAAGAAACTACCTACGAACAATAACCGACATGGAACGCTACTACTATGGTGCAGGCTCAAACATGGGCTTCCACTACTCAGGCAGCGAACTTTTGAAAGCAGACGCACCACTATTGTCCACAACTGCTGGTACATACCAAGCAATCTACGGACGAAAGGTTTGGAGCCAGTTGAACCAAGAGTTCAACGCATTCTCCATCCTTCCTAAGAAGCCTTGGGACCGAAGTGGATGGCGTGTCGTAACCGCACGACCTGATTCCGCTAAGGGCGGAGGTATTGCGGAGAACGGTACACTACCGGAAACCACCAAACCAACCTTCCAGCACATTGCTGCAAAGCCTAAGACCATTGCACACACCTTCGACATGAGCGAAGTTGCAATCTTCCTCAACGACAAGGACGACGGTCTTGGTGACATTCGCAGTGTTCTCAAGGAAGAAATGGGTAAGCACCACGCTGAGGAAATCAACAAGATGCTCCT